GGTTTCTGGGTGGTGGTCTTTAATGTAATACAGCTTTCTGCTTATGTCCTCAGAGGTGATATACCTGCCATTGGACAACTGAAATAACTCATCACTCACTCTTCTGTACCTCCTTCCTCTCTTTGTACTTGTCGCACTTCGGAGTGCAACTATAACATAAATCGTATTTCAAATCGCAACACAGGTTCCAGTCACCGCCACCGATGAAGTGTGAACAGGTTGCACAGGTGTCTTTCTCATCATTCATCTTCATAATCTCCTTCCAATGTATTGTAGGGACAGCCAGGACAACTGCTTACCCACTCTCCGTTCTCGTCCAGGTGGTAGTCATCACCGTATCCTCCGCATTCATAGCAATAATCGTAGTTATCCATGTGATTTACCTTCTGTACCGTGTAACGCTTTCTGTGATGGTTTGCAGTTCCCGGTCATCAAGCGGCGGTTTACACTGAGTCATGTTGACAAATTTCAGTTCCGCATAAATCTGTGCCGGGGTATAGCCCGTGTTGTGCATTGCTCCTGCCAGGGAAGTGAGTGACAGGTTTCTGCCCCCGGAAGCAATCGGCGGGTAATCGGGGCGAACTGGAATCTTGCCGCCCTCTGGCTTGTTGAACTTCGGAGCGTATATCTTCTGTACCAGTGCAGACTTCCCGCCGTTCTCTTTCTCAACCTCTTTGAAATACTTCTCCACCACATAATCAATGGCTTCCTGGTTTTCAATGATGGTCGGAAAGATAAGCTGCTTCCCAGTCATAATGAAGAACCTGCGGGCTTTGTAAATCTCAACACCTGCAAGGTTGTTCTTACCGTGGAAGGGAAGTGTACCCCGCAGCAAGATATGTACGCCACGTCCGCTTCTGGACTTCTCTGTGTAGGACTTGCAGGCGGTCATAATATCGGCGCAGAGAGGGGTCATAAGACCATCCTCAAAGCCTGCGTCAATATCAATACCAACCAGTCCGTTGTCTGCGAACACAAATCCCAGGTTGTCATAATAGCCGTTCTCTACTGCCCACTCTGCCTGCTCAAAGGAACTCCATGTATCCGGGGCAGTAGAGGAAGCGGCTTTCTTCTCAAAGGCTTTCATGGGAATTTTGGAGTTATCCCAGGCACACACCCACTGATTCATATTCTTTAATTCCTCTGGTATTTTGGAATAATCCTTCATTCCCACACTCTCCTTATCCTGTGATTAACTGACTGTACGGCAGGGTTTCCACCCACTTGCAGAACTCACGCCACTCATCCAGTTTGTGATTCTGGCGGGAATGGTACATATTCTTGAGAACAGCGTAGTTAAGCTGTACGGTTCTCTTCTGGTTGTAACAGGTCGGTAACATCTGAATCATCTGCCACCAGTCCTTCTTGTCCTTTCTCTGCAAGAAATCCAGACGGGCATTGTTCATAGCGTCAATGACCATGCTGAACACAATGAGGTTCGTAGCAGAGAGGTGTTCCGTGCTGAAATCGCTCAGAACGAACTCCTTTGCCTGGATTTTGTGCATGGTGGAACAAGAGTTTGCCACAGTGCCTACCTTGTAGGTATCGTACTCTTTCCACCAATACAGGGGGGCGGTAATGTCTGCGGTCACGGTAATCATACGCAGGTACTTCCCGTGGTCAGTTCCCGCAGCACCCAGGGTTTCCATCAGCTTCAAGTCATTGTCACCGACTGCATAGCAGGCAAACGGAGTGCAGTCATGCTCCTTCGGATGACAGATACCGTCCCGGTCAATTATTCCGCACTTCCCGCAATCTACAGCGGGATAGCTGTCTGACTTCTCCCAGGAGTTCTTCGGATTTCTCATACCACGGATAGCCGCCTGCCATCCGTAGGTTTCGACTTCATCAATCTTTATCACAACTCACACCATCCCTTCTGCGGACTCTCATGTAGTCCTTATAGTCCAGGTCATTCATCTTTGCCGCTCTGTGCAAAGCCTGCTTCTTAGTTCCAAGTGTGCCGGGGATAGGCTCTTTACTGCCTACCTCATGCACATAATAACGGCTACTGCCTTTCTGCTTTGATACGGTATATTTCAGAATCATCTTCTTCGCCTTTCTTTTCAGATTCTCTATAATGAACTCTGGCTCCAACTTGCATAAAACACTGAACCAGTCGGAGTAGAAGAACCGTTCCAGTTCTGCCAGGTTGCAGTTCGTAGTTGGAACAATGAACCCTGCCAGTAAACTGAGGTAATCGTCTACAGCCTGTTCCACAATCCCGAATCTGAGATTTTCCAGTCCAATGTCATGCAAGTTTCGTCCCCCCCCCCTTACATAGACCTCCGTTCGGCAATCTCTGCCATCTTCGCAGCATTCAGACGGGTATCGCCATGAACACGGGAGTAGGACAGGTAACCGTTCATGCGGTCAATCTTTGTGAGGTTGGTGCTGCCGCAGACCGGGCAAACATCCATCTCAAGTTCCTGGTGTCCGCAGTCATCACAGTAAGCAAGGGAGAGGTTCACACCTTCGTAGAAACCAAGCTGCATTGCTCTACGAACCAGGGTCTTGACCGCTTCCCGGTTGTAGGAAATCGGATAGCGAACGTACTGAATCTTTCCACCGTTGAACATATTCCAGAACCGCCCCTCAAGGTCTTGCTTCTCAATCGGGGTTAAGTCCTCTGTCACATGGCAGTGGAAGGAATTGCTCACATACGGGCGGTCAGATACATTTTCGATAATGCCGTACTTCTTGCGGAACTGCTCAATCTGCAAACCACACAGGCTTTCTGCAGGGGTTCCGTAGATTGCATACAACCATCCGTCCTGCTTCTTGAACTCTGTGACCTTCTGGTTGATATGCTTCATAACTTCCAGTGCAAACTCTCCGTCCTCCGCAATGGACTTGCCGTTGTAGAGCCGCTGCAACTCATTCAGTGCAGTGATACCGAAGGAAGCCGTCATGGGTTTCAGCAGGGGCTTAATTTTGTCAGACGGTTTGAGGTGTCCACCATACACGCCGCCCTCACAGTACATGATAGGGTTGGTACTGGCTTTCATCTCACCCAGGTACTCATAAGTCCGCTTGTGAACCCCTCTAATCATTTCCAGGTAGTAGTCCAGGACTTCATAGAAGTCACGGCTTTCCGCTCTGGCTTTTGCCAGAATCATAGGTAGGTGCAGGGATACCGCACCAACATTGAAGCGTCCCACAAATACGGGCTTGTCATCTGCGTCCGCAGGCTCCATACCGCCACGCTCAAACCACGGGGACAGGAATGCACGGCAACCCATAGGACTTACCACTCTGCCGTACTTCTTGTACATCTCAGCCACATAGCACCCGTAAGGGACAGCCAGTCGGGATACATGGTCTTGCTGCTGCAATCAATACCTGCTTCAAACACATCCTCATTGAAGCCGCCCTCACCGTGAATGCTCTCATCGTAGAGGAAAACCAGTTTCGGGAACAGCACGGGCTTCTTAAATCCAGGCTTACCTTCGCCCTCCATGTGAACCTTGAGGAAAGTCTTGCTTGCCATCTTGCCGAACACATCAGTAGCCAGACCGAAGGTCATAGTGATGAACGGATAGTCACCACGGGAAGAACCCACAGTGTTCAGCTTCATCTCAATACCCTGGAAGCCCTGCTCAAAATCACGCTGCACTTTACTCATAGCCCAGTCCTTTGCGTCCTGGGTGAAGGTCTGCTGATTGCGGATTTCCATGTACTCAGCGCAGTACTTCTTGTAGGATTTCTCTGCATACGGAGCCAGAATCTTGTCTACCTCCGGGACAGTGAAGCCGCCGTACTGCTGTGACGCTGTAGCCAGGATAATATCTCCCAGAACATCAAAGGCGGTATCAAGAGTTTTCGGCTCATTGTACCAGACGTTGCCCATCTCAAAGCCGCCGCTCATAATAGAGGAAATGTCACACAGACAGCAGTTCATAGTATCAAGGCGGGCTGACTGGTCATGGATATAAATGAATCCGTCCTTACAAGCCTGCAACTCATCATTGGTCATAAAGAACTTGCGGTACAGCCGCTTGTTCAGTTCGTTGAAAATCAGACAACGCTTCGTGGCAACCAGGGTGGAGTCTGTGTTTGCGTTCTCCTTATCGCCCAGAAAACGAATGGACTGAGATTTCTGATAGACCTCATCCATAATGTGAACGAAATCCTTCTTGAAGTTTCGGTAATCCCGGTAAGACTTTGCAATCTTCGGGTTGACCTCATCAAGAACCTGCTCCACAATGTTGTGCATATCCGCAACGTGAACCTGTTCCGGGAAACGCTCAGTAACGATAGCCATGACCTTAGATACAATCTCATGGTACTGGGTATCGTCCAATTTAATCATTGCACGGGCGGCAGACTTACTGACTGCGTTGACAATCTTCTGACCGTCAAACTGCTCAATCGTGCCGTCCTTCTTAATTACTTTCATGGAGTATAACCCTCCCTTCCTTCAAGGACTGCGGGACATTGATAACTCTCTGATTGGTGGAACCTGCCCAGTGATAGCCCACATCCTTCAATGCTTCTTCAAAACGTCCATCCACCAGAACGTCAATGTAGTCCAGAATCTCTCTGCCGTAGAAGTTCTCAGCCGTTACCTCTTCCCAGGTATACCCGGTATAGAGCCAGATAGTTTTGTGCGGGAAGAAATGCTTGACCTTCTTCACAAGCCAGAGAATCTGATAACGATTGACGGGGTGCAGCGGGTCACCCCCAGAGAGGGTAAGACCGCTGATATAAGGCTTGCTCAACTCCGTGCAGATTTCATGGAAAGCTGCTTTGTCAAACTCAACCCCGTCTGTGAAATCCCAGGTGATAGGGTTCTGGCAGTTCTTGCAGTGGTGTTCGCACCCTGCAACCCAGAGAACCACTCTCAGCCCATCACCGTTGTTCATATCATCATGCGTGATATTGTGGAAGTTCATTAAATATCGCCTACCTTACGATGAAGGGAGTTCTCCACCGTAAAGCCCTCCGGGTAACGGGCTTTCAGCTTGTCAATGTTCATCTGCATGACCGTATCAATGTCCGTACCCAGTGCGTCACACGCTTCCGCAATCATCCAGAGACAATCTCCCAGTTCCTTTTCCATATGTTCAAGGTTCACTTCATGTCCCTGGTACTTCTTCTGTAAGATACCTGCAACCTCTCCCGCTTCGCTGTTCAGACCGAAAACTGCATGATACAGACGGTCAGCCTTGCAATCGTAGGGAATGCTGCAAGTTCTAATGGCTAATGCCTGGTATTCCTTACCTGTCATATCAATCTACCTCTTTCCATTCTTCCTTTGACTTAGGTGGTTCATCATTCATACATCCGTGTGCCGCTGCAATGGCAATTACTGCAAGAAGAATCATCCCGCATATACCACCCAGTATAAAAGCCAGGATGATAAGCACTACTGTCAACATAGGCTACCTCCTTAATCACTATGAGTGACCTTGAATCCGTACTGCGGGAGGAAATTGATTTCATAATGGTATTTGTCCACCCCAGAACCAGAAATATCTTCAACTACATAAAGGGTATAATCGTTCAGATATACAAAATGCTTCTGATAAACACCCTCACCAACTTCACAAATAATTTCCAGTTCATTTGTGCTGTTATTGCTCAGAGAAAACGTACCTTCAAGCTGTAACAGGATGGTATCGGTTCTGGCGTTGATGACCGTCAGTCTACGGGTTACATTGAAGTTGTCAGCTTCTTTACCGATATTGTAGGAAACCATATCTGACTCCCTACTACAACCTGTCAGCAGGCAGGCTCCCATAACCAGGGCTAAAATTACTGCAATGAATTTCTTCATGTTGTCCTCCTTATTCCTCAGTAATGCAGGTGTTGGTGAGTTTACCGTACCCATCCTCATAGAGTTCCTGCTTGTCACCGTTGTAGGTATACTCCGCATAAACTCCGTCACCGCTGATAGTGGTGGAAGCAAGGCACTTGTAATTCTGCAAGGTCTTACAAGCCCATACCACAAAGACGTTGCTCAAGTCGATTTCCACTCCCGGCTTGTTCTTGTGATACCAGTCAACCAGTTTCTTCTTACAAACGCTCTCAAAATGAGCCATGCCAGTGATAATCATTTCTGGTTCCTCCTTAAATTTTGAAAATTCGTGCCGCCATCATGTCAGCGGTATGAGTCCACAGGACGTTCGGGTACTTCTCAATGGATTTTCCGTACTTATCCCAGTTTTCTTTGTCATCAAAGGCTCCCATGTGCCAACGGATACAAGCCATTTCCTCATCTGTGAGGTCAACAATCTTCTGTGCCAGAATCACGGACTTGTCACCGTGTCCCGGCAGAAGAATGTTCGGGTTGTAGCTGTATGTGCCATCCGGGTTGTGAATGTACGAATCACACTTGCAGAGGTCATGAAGCATACCCACAATGTAGGGACTTGCCTTACGCTTCCAGTTCAGACCCATCCTCTTTGTCAGAGAAAGCAGAGAAGAGGTTACTGCAAAGCTATGGTCGAACAGCCCGCCCTCATAGTTCCCGTGGTACTTCGTAGAAGCAGGAGCCGTAAAGAACCCCGCAGCCATCAACTGATTTTTCAGATAAAACACATCCGTACTGGACAGCCCGCCCCTCATCAGCTTCTCAAACGCCTTGACACGCTTATCTCGTTCACTCATAATCTTCAATCCTTTCATTCGGCTTTACAGAATATAGACCATTGGAGAGTTCAAAGGTACACTTCTCCCTCTCCGCAGGTCATTTAATTAACCCAGAATGCTGTCCAGGTCGAACTTCTTACCGCTTGCCTTTTCAGCAGGTGCAGCAGCCGGGGCAGTAGCCGCAGGCTTGCTTTCCTTCTTCGGGGCAGGGGCTTCCGCTTCGTCAAAACCATCCGCAGGCTCCTTATCACCCAGGCGAACAAACTTGAACATTTTGCCCGGAGTCTTGTTAGACTCAACCTCTTCGTGGTCTACCTCACAGCGGATATAGTGACCAACAAGTTCCTCATGGTCAATCTCCGTCAGAGTGTAGTCATTCAGTGCCGTCTTTGCGAAGTAGCTGAAAGCGTTCAGACCTCCCTGGTTCGGCTCACCGTCTGCATTCAGCAGAGAGAAGCGTTCAGTGTGCTTCTGACCCGAAGCAAGCTGCATGACAATCTCCATCTTGCCGAAGTCCTCTTTATACTTGACCTCAACAATCTTAAAAACGTGGGTTCCCTTCGGAATAAGAGTGAAACCCTCACTCAGTCCAATCTTTGCCATTTTAAGTATCCTCCTTATAAGGTGTTTAATATATCCAGAGATTTCTTCTTGAGAGAATCAATGCTCTGAGTACCTGGTGTGTAAATCTGCTTGAACAGGTGTTCCAGAACTGTAACCACGATGGAGTTTCCTGCCATCTTGTAAATCTGTGTTTTGGAGATACCATTCATTGCAAGCAGTTCATAGTCTGAGTCTGAAAAACCCATTAACCGAAAATATTCTTTCGGAGTCAGTTTGCGGTATCTACCGTTTGTCAGTACTTTCACCTCACGTCCCCCCCCACTAACCGTTTTCAGTGTAGGGGCAAGACCTTCTGGCGAATAGATACGGTTCATCTGGTCATTGCCGTAGTGGTTCAAATCTGCTGCTTGAATTATCTTCATGGGCAAATCACCACCTTCGGGTCTTTATAGTCCCTTGACAGTAAGGTTGGACACGTCCCCCCCCCTGTCTGCGATATGACCGGGATGATTGCTGTCATGTCTTATGACGCTCTGGGTCTTTTCCTCAGATAAATAGAACTCTGCCGGGACTTCCTCATCTAAGAGGTCACCCATGCACATCTCAAGCGGAATAACAGGAGGGAATCGGAAAGAGTGGTCATCCACGTCCTTACGGATGGAAACAATGAATACTCTCTCTCTCCCTTGCGGCACACCGTAGTCTGCGCTGTTGAGAACCTGCCAGTAGCAGTTATAACCTGCATTATCCAGGCTTTCCAGTACGATAGTGAATACAGAACTCATGCTCTTACTGGTAAGATTCTTTACGTTCTCAGCAATAGCCACTTTTGGTTTGCAATGTTCGATGATACGCAATGCGTCAAAGAACAATCCGCTTCGGGTTTTAGTACCGTCCTCATTGACGAACCCACGCTTGTTTCCTGCAATGGAAATGTCCTGGCAGGGGAAACCGTATGTAAGCAGGTCAATATCGGTCGGCAGAGCCTTTTCGTCCACTTTGGTAATATCCCCCAGATTCATGCTTTCGGGAACATGGTGCAGAAGAGAATAGGCTTTACTGGCGTATTTATCTACTTCGCAGTAAGCAAGCAGTTCATAGGGAATGCCCAGATTATCCAGTGCTTTCTCAAACGCTCCAATTCCGCTAAAAAGACTGAGGTATCTTATCATGCGGACTCCTTTCTGGCTTTCGGAGTAAAGCGGTACTGCGGTTCGGGTGTGCCATGATACTTCTCAATATCAATGCCGTCCTCCTGCATTTTCGCCATATCGTAGCCAGGGTCTTTCATGGTCTTAGAGGTAACCCAGTCGAAGGAAGCACCGCTGATAGTAACGGTCTTATCGCCCTCCTTGAACTGGCTGATAGCTTCCTTCTTGAGCATATCGGTAATCGTCTTATACCTCTTCTCATCGTCAGCTACAGTACCCTTGACCTCATCAATGTGTTTCTTCAACTGCTCTGCTTCGGCAACCAGAGCAGCAATGTCAGTGTCCGGGGATAGGTTGTTATCTCGCAGGACTTTCAGAATGTCTGCGTCCGCTTTCTCATCGAACTTCGGAGAAACGCCGCCCTCAACGTGGGTTTTCCACCACTTTTCAACCTTCTTGACGGTCTTTTTCAGTTCGGGATAACGCTCAGACAGCTTGAAGGGACGAACGATGGTGTTCTCAGTGCTACACTGATATGCGTCCGGGTTCTCATAGTCCTTGTCACCCAGGAAGCTACACACCATAATTACGTCATCTACACCCAGAAGGTAAGCATAGAGCGCAGCCTGCAAAGCGTAGTACTCCGGGACATCCTCAACCCAGTCCTCTGACCTCTTCGTGGTTTTCATCTCAAGAACCGTAGTAGGCTTGCCGTCCTTGTCAACCAGAAGATAGTCCCACATACCACCGAAGATAGGACTGTCTTTGAAGAAGTCACCCCAGGTTTTCTGGAAGTAATCTGCCCCGTACACATCCGTAGGAGTGATGAGGTTGGTCATAAAATAGGACTTCTTCATAAACTCAGCCTGCTTCGGCTCAATCGTCTTACCTGCAACGGTATAGATTGTGTCCTCAAACGGCTCTTCGTAGGTTCTGGTGATTGCACACCAGGCATTGAACGGGGTTGTCCACTTGTTCAGCCCCATAATCGCCGCAAAGCGTGTACCCGTAATCTTCTTAGGACGCTTCGGCGGAGTGATAGTGATGGTCTTATCATCATTCCACTTCATTTTTCTTACCTCCTATGAACAGAAATCGTGTATCCACTTCCACGGACAACGCCGTGGTCACAGGGTTTTCATCGGCTTTTACCAGGTCACTCAAGTCAAACCCAAGACTCTTGAGATATTCCATTGCCAGTTTTGCATTCTTCATGTTGCTTACATTGGCAATCACATTCCTGTAGTTATCGGTAATACCCTTAATCATTTCATTCTTTCTGGCTTTGATACCCTTTCTGATTTCCGTTCTTCCGTCCTCAAACTCTTTAAGCAAACAGGAACGGATTTCAGCTTGAGAACTCATAGTTGCCAGTTTGTAAGAGATAGAACCGTAGTAACCACAGAGGGTATCAACTCCCGGATATTCTGCTTTTACCTTCTCTTTGAAGGATTCAGTCAGACTGTAAGCCTGCTGCATGAGAGCGGCAATACTGGTTGCCGTATCTTCCAGACCGATTCTCTCATTTCTCTCAGCATAGTAAGTGTTGAGAGCCTTTTCACTCTGGGTTTCTACTTCGGCTAATGCCTTTTCGCTCTGCGACTCCAACCACTTAATGATTTGTCGTTTTGTCATTCTTTGCTTCCTCCAACTCAACGGCTTTGTTCAGATACCAGATTGCTTTCTGCAAATCTTCCATGCCGTTTTTCTTTTTGTGCCTGTAGACATACTTGAGAGCGTTGCACACGCAGAAGTTCTGCGTGGCTTCTACTCCCTGGGTTTCCACCATAACGTCAATGCACTCATACTTCCCGGTTTCATAATGAGCGGGATGGTTTACATTGTCAGCCATGACTCAGCCCTCCTTACTCACCGTAGGCGGCAATCATCTCACCAAGGTTCTGAATAAGCTGCTCACACGCTGCACGGGTGACATTGGTGAAGCCATTGGTTTTCATGGCAATCTGCTGAACAAACTCTTCCTGGTCGGAATCCTTGTCCATCAGAGTCTTGCAGGCTTCCTTGAGTGCCTTAATCTGCAACTCATCAGCCTGTCCATCAGTACCCGTCATTTCCTTCTTCGCTTCCTCACGCTCCTTCGGAGTGGCGGGTGCAGCAGACTTCTTTTTCTTCTCCTTCTTAGCCGTTTCCGGGTTCGGAGCAGGAATCTCTTCTTCCTCTGCCTGGTCATCAGAACCAAGGTTTGCGTCAATGTCATCGGGTTCAGTAATGTCCAGAACCGCCATCCAGAGGTAACGGCGCAGGTAGGTAATGGAAGAGCCAAGAGCCTGCATGGGGTTGGTGACTTCCTTGCCTGCATTGCTCACAATCGGCTTCACCTCACGGTACGGAACACGGAACTGCATAGGTGCTTCCTCAATGTTGTCCACGTTGTAGACCTTCATCACAGCACCCTCATCCGTAAAATCAATCTCCGTGGTAAGACCCACACGGGCGAAGATACGGGTTGCAGGCGGCACAATGTCCTCCAATTCAAAATACTTGAACTCAAGGTGCATATTCTTACCCGACTTCTGCACCTTCTGATTCAGAAAGTACAGTCTTGCTTTCGCCAACTTCTGGCGCACGTTCATTGCTTCATAAATATTAGCCATTGCTAATGTCCTCCTTATCTTTACTGAACTTCGTACCAATCATCTGCAAGCATATCCGTCTGACTTGCAAGCCAACCAACGCAGAAACGGTCATCAGCAGTTTTCATAACAATGGACGGGGATACCAGGTCACCTTCAAGGTCTTTCACGCAAGAAAGGTCAGCGTTCGTGGTAATATCCATGCTGTGCGCCAGGAAGAGGAACATACCCTTGCCGTTCCAGTTCTTACGGGCTACCTTCTTGCCCTTCTTGAGAGCCGCAATCGCCCATCCGAAGTTACGCAGCTTCTTCATCTCACCCACAGGTTAGTTGACGTTCTTCGGCTCATCCTCCTGCACGATTTCCCAATCATCACGGGTGACCCAAATCATGTCACGGGGGAAGAGTGCGATAGTCGGAAGTTCCTCACCTCCCTCAAAATGATTGATGAGTTCGCCATCCTGGTTCATGTACCAGTAGGCTTTCTCCCACTTAGGTAACTTAATCTTCTTGCCTGCCTTGAGTGCCTTTTCAGCTTCACTGAATTTCATAATCTTAGTCCTCCTTACCGAACAGAATCTCTCTTACTTTGGTTGCGAACAGCACACCCGTCATAGGAATGAGCAGCTTACCCATACCATCAATGTTCGGGTCATTGACCTGTTCATGTATTGCCTGCTTCACTGCGTTATCGAACTCAACCTTGCTAATTTTTTTTTCTTCCATTGTCTTATCCTCCTTAATCGAATAATGCTAAAGATTTCTTTTTCAAGGAATTGATTCTCCTTGTATTCTTCCGGGGTGGTTTCACACCCAGGAACTCACGGATATTTTTCTGCGCCAGTTTCAGATACCAGTTACGGTCTACCACATCAATAGCCAACTCATTGTTGTTGTCTACCATGCAGTGTACTGGTAGACTGGGAACCTTTGCGTCCTTGCCTGTTACAGCGTGGGTCTTGTAGATGGTTCCATATCGTCTGTCTGCCGTGGCGTACACTCTGTTCACTTTCTGTACGGGAACCTTATCTTCACCCACCATCTGATAGCACCCGGAATATTTACCTCCAACCTTTGCAATCACCTGGAAGTCCAGGATATTCTTACTTGCCATTATCGTTTCTTCTGGGTCTACACCCTTTACAAAGTAATCCTGGATTGCCCGTGCGACTATAACCGCATTGTTGTTGATATTCCATGCGCCACCACTCATGTTCTCCCAGGCAGGGAGTCCCATTTTGGTGAAGTCAATGTTTGCGTTGGTCAGAATACCTCTTACCAGTGCGCCGCCCTTGACCTTCGGCTTGCCGTCACCCACAGGAACCTCAACGTAGTTGTTTACATCTCGCTGCACGATTTTCTGAATGAAATCCTCTTCCAGTTCAAACCCGGTTCTGTCCTGCCATTCCTGGGTAATTTCCTGCCATTTTGCTTCATCGGAGTTGTCGAAACTCACCATGATACCATCCGTGTTAAGCTGAATGATTTTCAGAGTCGGACACTCACTGACCAAGTGCATTGACAGTTCCAGTAGGAGAAGCTGTCCTGTGATACAAACTGAACGTCCCATCAGAGGGTCATACAGGTCATTGAAAGCCACGCCGTCTTTACCGTTAAGCATGGTTCCGTAGGTGGTGTTCAGTACCAGTTTCAGAGCGTTTGCCGTGACCTTATCCCCGGCTTTCTTCGCCTGTACT